AACAGTCGAACAGATCACGGTTGGTGCTTTGCCTCATCACATGGCACACACCCTGTCTGCATACCATTCGTCTCCCTTTGAGAACTGCATGGTTATATCTTGGGACGGGCAAGGTGACGGTAAGTACTATTCTGAGACTATTATTCGTAAGGGAGAAATAATAGATTACTTCTCGCCCTCATATTACATCGGGGTGTCTCAACCTATGAGATGGGTTGGACATTTTTGTAAGCGACATATCTCACCTCACGTTCTTAAACTTGAAACAACGGCATCGCTAGACTATGCGGGTAAGGTTATGGGACTCAGTGCTTATGGTGACACGGGTGATGAGAACTTTCGAGAACTGGTGAACCTGTATAAAAAGATTATGCAGGCATCCGCAGACTATTATGCGTGGATGCGAGGTAAACTGTTAAACAGAGATGATATTCAAAGCAATCCAATGAGAGCATGGCCTCACCTATGGATGAAAGATTGGAGACAAGATAGAAAAGAGATCTGGACAGAGAAAGAAGAGATTCAACACTGTGCCGCTGTTCAGGTAGCATCTAATGAAACTCTGTGCGAACTGACTCAGAGAAAGAAATTCAAAGAAAAGATGCAACGCTGTGATAACAACCTGATCATCACTGGAGGTAGTGCTCTCAACGTGGTCACTAATGCTTACCTTCGAGAGCACACTAGTTTCAACATATGGGTACCACCAGACCCCGGAGATGGTGGACTTAGTTTTGGAGTCAGCACGTGGAAAGCAAAACAGTTAGGGTGGAAAGGATACGATCCAGACAAGAGACCTGATCGAACGATCAGTAACATACCGTTTGACACCAAAAATATAGGGTTAGCATTGGCAGACTCTAGAGTCACAAATCCTAATGAAATTGCCAACCTTTTGGTTGAGGGTAAAATAATAGGTCTGATACAGGGCAACATCGAGAACGGTGCCCGTGCACTAGGACATCGATCTATTTTATGCGATCCGTCCATTCCTGACATGCGGGACAAGATCAATGCTAAAATTAAAAATCGTGAGTGGTACCGCCCCTTCGCTCCTATATGTCGTAAGGAAGATGCACACAAGTGGTTTAATGCGAGAACGTTTGATCACCTAGAACACATGTCATTCACGGTTGATGTTAAACCGGGATGTATCGACATGTTCCCTTCGATTACTCACGTGGACGGAACTGCTAGACTTCAAACTGTTACTCGTGATTCAAATGCCTTGCTATACGGAATCCTGAACCAACACAAGAACGTGTTGCTCAACACTTCGTTCAACGTTCAAGGGAAACCCATTTTAAATTCATGGGAAACTGCCAAGCGTATTCTTGATGAAACTGACCTAGATCACATCGTGTTTTTAAATGGTCATGAGTTGAGGATCTGGGGATGAAAGTCGCGGTTCTAATTACTGGTATACCAGAACCTCACGAGACGATCACGGGAGCAGATCTCCACCGACAACTGAAACATGTGTTCAAAGACCATGATCTGTATTACCAAACATGGGAAAACCAGAACGCAGACTGGCAGCACTATTTCAACAAGGCGGGTATTGCTGAACGCTTGTATATCTTCCCTGAACCCAAACGATATAACGCATTCACTGCTATGTTACAAAAACATTCGGATTCCCCTAACATAGAGTGGAACCCTGACTATCGCCCTGCTCAGTGGTTCTATTGGGGAAACGATGGTTTGAACCACGCATACATTCGAACCAAGCATTTCCAAATCGTGGGTACGGCAAGACTGATCAAACACATCGAGCAAGACTTCGAACCTTATGACGTATATGTTCGAGTTCGTTGGGATGGGTTTTACGGTAGATTTCGATTTGATTCTGTAATACAAAATGCGTATGATAATCCACGCAATGTGCATGGGTTTTCCGGAAGTCCTACTCAGGTCACGGGAGCAAGACAATACACAGAAGTCGAGAGGTTCAATTCCGCAAACATGTCAGAGCATTATCTGCCAGACTTCGCTATTGTTTTTAATCGTCGTGCGTGGGACAGCGAGAAGATTCTACAGGTATACGAAGATCAGAGACTCTCCCCTGCAGAGTTTGGGTGGGCACAAGCACTACGACATTTATCACCGTTGGATACTGTCCTGCACAGATACGAGGGAGGGGTGACGATCACCAAATACCTATGAACTACCCTGTACCCAATGGCACACACCTCCACCTCGACGATAGAATAACGATAGGTTATTTTCGAGATTATAAAAAGGTCCACGAGATCGATTTAGGTTTGCACATCAGTGAATTCACAAACAAACTGTTCGAGCGAATGGTAGCGATACCCGAAGAGGTAGACAAGTGGAAAGCACTAGGAGACTTGTCTACAGTTTGCAGAGACGATGACATTAGTAACAAAGAGACCTCCAAGATAGGCATTAAAAATCTACTTGACAGGAAAGTAGAAAAATATCCTTTCGAGTATCTCACAACACCATGGTCATGGCACAGTGAGTTTCAGGTTGCGAAGATGGTGCAACAATCTATCGAGGAGTATCTTGTGGAAGTAGTTCGTCCTCACGTTAAATTAAATCTTTTCGTCACTGGTAAGATGGCAAGCAATACACAGTTAGTTCAAGCATTACGCACACAACTGAAAGTCCAAGTCTATCGTAACGTCAAACCATTATCTACAGATTTCACGATGGGACCACTGACGCCTGTGTCCGTAAAGTTTATACAGGATAATATACGAACCAATCAAAAAATGTACCTGTATATCGATAAGGATCGAGCACTTTGGATTAGTAATGTTTCGTTTCCCCAAAAAAATTATTTCGATCAGTATTGGTTTGAAACGGTTCCTGTTTTGGTCAAACGGACAAGATGGGAGGAGTTTTTTGAAGGATACAACAACGACAATGAACAATATCTGTTTACCAAACACAGTAAGTTTTTAACAATGAGTAAGTATATCACGGCAGACTTCTACACATGGACGTGGTCACTAAACAAAGATAACCCCTTGTATCATCTCTTCGATGCTGTTGCTGCGTATCCAGCGAGACATATTAGATCTGAGATAGATAGTATAAACAAAGTTTATTTTGGGGGTGTCCTGACCTATCAGGACGGACAATTTTATGACGTGGACTTATCAGGGAGTACCCTTTGAACCAGAGTCATTAGATGACTGGTATGGTTTTGTCTACGAGATCGAGGAGGTCTCTACTGGCAAAAGGTATATCGGTAAGAAGTTTTTCTGGAAGACAAAGACCTTGCCCATCACCAAATCCCGTAAGAGACGCAAGAAAACGCTCGTAGAGAGCGATTGGCGAACATACTATGGGTCGAGTGAGGTCTTAAAAGAGCGTGTAGCAAGCGGTGAAAGCCTATATAATAGAGTGATATTAAGATTGTGTCGCTCAAAAGGCGAGTGTTCTTACTACGAGGCAAAACTTCAATTTGAAAATGACGTTCTATTACGAGACGATTATTATAACGAATTCATAGGTTGTAAGATACATTCTAAACATGTTAAGATTTAGTCAATTCATTTCAGAAGGGGTCAACGATCCCGCCATCTTCAAAGCAATATTCCTTGCTGGTGGTCCCGGCAGCGGAAAGTCTTTCATCGTTGGTGAGACTGCACTCACGGCATTAGGCATGCGTGTTGTGAACTCCGACGATGCCTTCGAATCAGCAATGAAAAAAGCAGGTCTAGAGATGGACCCAGAAAACATCTTCTCTGATAAAGGACAGCAACTACGTGGACGTGCAAAAGCACTGACAGGTAAAAAGCAAGAACTGTACCTGAAAGGGAGACTGGGTGTTGTTGTCGATGGCACTGGTAAAGACTACAACAAGATCAGGACTCAGGCAGTAGAACTACAAAAGTTAGGTTATGACGTTGCGATGATCTTCGTTAACACTGACCTTGAAACAGCAATGCAGCGTAATAGAGCACGTGCTCGATCTCTGCCTGATGCAGAAGTCGAGAAGTATTGGAAGCAAGTACAAAACAACATTGGTAAATTCCAAAGTTTCTTCAAGCAGAATTTTATCATCCTAGATAATAGTGATGGAGCAAATTGGAAAGCAGGAACTTTGAAAGGTTATAAGTGGGCATCTAAGTTTACTAAAAAACCGCCTGCTAACCCAAGAGCAAAGAAGTGGATTGAAAAAGAACGATCTAAATAATTGACAAATCATAATGAGGTGATATAATATGAATCTTGATGTATGGGAAGTCTTTGAGAAATTTGAAAAGGCAAAGAATAGAAAAGAAAGGATCCAAGTATTGAAGGATCAAGAACAACATTGGGCACTGCGCGATGTATTGCAGGGTATTTTTGATGACAGGGTACAATGGAACCTACCCAAAGGTCCTGTGCCATACACTCCAAACGCAGAGGGTGCGCCTACACCCAGCACTCTTAGAAAACAGCACATGAATTTTAAATATTTCGTATCGGGTTTGAGGACTTCAGAAGATTTGCTTACGGTTAAACGTGAGCGAATGTTTGTTGATATCCTCGAATCGATAGACAGTCGTGACGCAGATATTCTCGTCTCGATGATCAACAAAAAACCACCCGTGCAAGGATTAACTAAAAAAATAGTACAGGAGGCATTACCCGGTTTAATCCCCGCTTGATTATGTGAAATCCAAATCGATAACAAGGAGACTTGCCTATGGTAGCATACCAAATAGAAAGACTAAAAAAAGACTCTAGGGAACTTGGACACTATATTCACAAGTTGAACAAAAAAGGAAAAACAGAAGCAGCATATCGAATGCAAAAGAAACAAGCATTTTTAGATGCAGCAATTGCGCAAGTCGCAAGGGGGTGATCCTAATCTAACGGCACCCTACGGGGTGCCACTAGGAACTTATTATGCCAACATATGATCTACGTAACACAAAAACTGGAGAAATCAAAGAGATGCTCCTGACCATTTCCAAGAAAGAAGAAATGGTTGCCAGCGGTGAATGGGAACAGATACACACCCGCGCACCCGCTGACGTTACTCACACCGGAAACATTATCAACAAAACCAGTGGCGATTGGAAAGACCTGTTGAAAACCATTAAGAAAGGTGCAACGGGTAATTCTTCACTATCAGACGAACAACGTAAGAAACACGGACTCAGTGTGAGCAGCATCAAAACATGACACAAACCCGTAGGCAGCAAGCGGAGTCCATGAATATTCGTCTGGACAACCTATTAACAATAGACCCTATCACACCGAAGCAACAAGAAGCGTGGGAGGCATATCGAGATGGTCATCATCTTGCTCTGCTAGGAACGGCAGGAACAGGTAAAACCTTCCTTGCTTTATATCTCGCACTCGAAGAGGTCATGAACAAGAGTTCTCCTTTCGAGACTGTTCACATCGTTCGAAGTGTCGTACCAACAAGAGAGGTGGGATACTTACCCGGAACACTGGAAGACAAACTTGATGCATTTACAGGTCCATATCGTGCTGCATGCACAGAGTTGTTTAACGACAACCGTGCATGGGAAAAACTAGTACACAACGATTACATCACGTTTGGGAGCACTTCGTATATTCGTGGAGTGACATTTAACTCTAGCATCGTGATTGTGGACGAGTGTCAAAACCTAAACTTTCACGAACTTGATTCCGTTATCACGAGAGTGGGTCAAGCAACAAAGGTTATTTTCTGTGGTGACTATCATCAGACAGATTTTAAGCAAGAGAAGGATAAAGAAGGTATACATAAGTTTATTGAGATCCTTGACAACATGAGGCATTTCAGTATAATAAACTTTGGTTGGGAAGACATCGTGCGATCTGATTTCGTGCGTGACTACATAATGACAAAAGAATGGATGGGAATCAAATGACTGCAGGACTACACATTAGAGAACATATGAGATTGTACCTAGAAGGACAGCGAGCAAAGCACGTCTGTAACTGGGAGACATTCACCGCCAATCCCGTAGGGGTGGCAGAACATGGCGACTTCATGGAGACGCTAGAAAAAGAACTAGAGCAAATCGCAAAGTATGATGAGTTGCTCGCAACATTGGAGACATTAAATGGATCGTAAAGCAGTATTCGAAACACTGAAGGTAGACGAAGGTGTAGTATATGAGGTATACGCAGACCACCTCGGACTTCACACCTTTGGTGTTGGTCACCTCATTGTAGAAGGTGACGCAGAGTGGGGTGCCGAGTTCGGTACACCTGTATCAGAAGAACGGGTATGGGAATGTTTTGAGAAAGACCTCGACGTTGCCATCTCCGAATGTCATGTGTTATACGGAGAAAGCAACTTTGATGAATTTCCCGAGGAAGTCCAAGAAGTTGTGGTCAATATGATGTTTAACATGGGACGCCCCCGTTTGAGCGGATTTAAAAAATTCAACAAAGCACTACAAGGTTTTGATTGGAAAACCGCAGCAGTTGAAGGACGGGATTCGAAATGGTATCGACAAGTTACGAATCGTGCTGAAAGATTGATGTCTCGTCTGGAGGCAGTCTAATGGCAGGACGTGGAGGGGTGGGCGGTGTCGTTCGCCCCGAACGCAAACCTAAAGGAACTTCTATTGGCAGTGGTAATTTCAAAAGAGCATCGCTGAACAAAAAGAAGAAAGCAAGTTACAAGAAATACAGAGGGCAAGGCAGATAGTAATGGCAAAGTATGGTCGTTTTGATCCGCGAAACAAGAAAAAAACTAAAGATAAGTATAGGTCAGAGAAGAAGCGAAACGTTAAGAGTGCCGCTTCCGAAAAGACCAACCATAACAATCTTATGAGAGAGATTGAGAAACGTTATAATTATTGAGCATGTATGCTACTACAAAATCGACACCTTACTGGGGTGTCTTTTCGGGATCCCTACTTAAATATAGAGTGGACCTTAAAAGACTCTAATATTTTAGTTAGAGGTACTCCCGGCGCAGGAGACTTCATGTTCACGATGTCTTCTGCGTTGTATGTAGCAAACCTCCTTGATACAAAGTTGAACGTCATCTTCTATTGGGATCATGATGCTGACTACCAGCATCATTTCGAAGACCCTGAATCCATATTCGAAAAGATTGACTACTTTCATTCGTTGTGTTATCGTAACGAGTTGGTTACATATGAACACATATATAATTTTGATGTCAAGAACATGTTCGATGGTCGCATGATGCTCAACCTAGAACGTGATACTACAGGACATGGTAAGTATATACCGAAAGGTCTATGCAGTTGGAAGTTTAAACCTCACTTATACCGTGAACCATTTGAAAACAAGGTAGCGGTGTGGAGGTTCAAATTCAACGCCGATGTACCTAATCGTTGGAAGACAATGTATACGAATGAGCATTGGGAAGAAGCAATCAACTCAGTGCGTGAACAAGGTTATGATGTGGTGGAGTTGTGCTATCGTACACCTATACGAGAAGCATTCTACCACATACAAACTGCACGGTTTTGCATGGGATATGATGGCATGTGGCACTACCTTGCAAGGATGCTTTACAAACCTACGTTGATCACGGGGGACAACACGATTGTCAACATGCACAACCCTCAAGCAATGCCGTTCTACGAACCGAAGAAAGATGCTGGTCGTAAACAAACGTTCATGCAGTTTGCCAGTAACATGAAACGCAATATAAACCGTCTCGATGCTAATTGCAAGAGATATGTTGATCAAGTGGATGATATAATTGAAAATCGATAGAGCAGTGATAGAAGTGAATGGCGGGTGTAACTACTCGTGCACTATGTGTCCGCAGGATATGCGTACAGGTGGTAGGCACAAGGGGTTTCTCGTCAAGATGTCTCTGCAAGAGTTTGAAGACAACGTAGCAGACTGTGCTCAACATGGTCTGCGTGTAGTCAACCTCGATGGTTCAGGTGAAGCAACTCTTAATCGCAACCTACCAGAATATATCAAGATTGTCAAGAAGTATGGTGCGAAAGCATTTATCTTCTCGAACGGATATCGCATGGAAGGCGATTTCATGATGGACTGCGTTGATGCAGGACTAGACTTCTATCGCTTTTCATGGATTGGATCTCACCCGACTAAGTATGCACAGTGGATGTACAATCGAATAGGCGGGTCATTTGGTAGCACGTGGGATAAGGTCCGCCGCATGCAGGAGTATGTCGAACACACAAACTCTGATTGCGTGGTCGCTACATATCACCTGATGACTGAGACAGATCCTGTGTTGTTCGAGTCAGAACTGACACAGTATAAAAACATCGTTGAAAAACTGGGTGTCAAGACAGAGATCTGGAAAATGCACAATTGGAGCGGGGTATACAAACCCGTCAAAGATAGAGAAGGTGAGGTAAAAACTTGTGGAAGACCCTTTAGTCCCGATGTTGTTATTCGCGCTGGCGGTATTGATGGTAAGAGAGGCGCTGTTCATCCATGCTGCCAAGTCCTTGGACGAGACGAAGAAGCAGTCTTGGGTCACACTTCCGAGCAGACTATTGAAGAGATATGGAACGGACAGGGTTATGCTACACTACGGGATCAGCATCTCTCTGGTGAGTATCCTGAGTTTTGCCGTGATTGCGATTTTCTAGTAGATGATCCTGAGATCTTAGTCTGGACTAATCATGAACGAGATTTGTATAAGATGCACGGAACAGAGTTTAACCTGAGAGACTACCAGCATGCGAATTGATGTGCTAGTGACAGGGCAGTTTCCTGCTAATATTCCATGGCAGAAAATGATCGACGTGTTGTATCGTGTCGAGAAAATCTTTTTGAATATGCCAGACCATGACGTGAAGATTCGCTACCACACGTGGAGCAAACCAGAGATGCTTGCTAAGTTTGTACCACAAACTCAGATGATGATTCGTGCACGAGATCAAGTCCTGCTCACACAAGAACCAAAAGTATACAATCCGTATAGAGAACAGAAAAAGTTTGTAGACACCCCTCGATGGACAGAACAAGTCAAGAGACACGGTGGTCCTTATGTGGAGGGACGTAAGTCTAACTATCGTGCACTTCAAATCATGTCTACGCTTGATCTTATTAACAGCATCAAAGAACCACCCGACCTGTATATCAGGACCCGATGGGACGCACTGATAGACTACACGTTTGATTTCGAGAAATACATACAGATGGCAGCAGAGGGAACTGTGGTTGGGTTTCAACTCAATTGCAACCCCGAAGATCCATGGTGGACGATACGTGAGAGATTTGAGAAACATGACTACTGGGAAGAGAAACAAATCAAGAAAAATGGGTGGTGGCATCAGCACGTGTTTGATTACATGGTGATGTTTAAACCAGAACAGTTCAGATCACAGGTGATCAGTCATTGGTGGAAGCACAAACTCTTGCTTGCAGCAGAGTGGGGATGGTGGCAAGTGCTGTGTCACAACGGTGACGAGGAACCAACACCACACGTAAACGTGAATGGGATCGTACCCATTATTAGACAGATGGAAGGAATACCACATGCCTAAAAGACTGATATATCAGGTCTGCCTTGGCGAACAGGCAAACTCGAAACTATACAAGTTCTGCATCGAGAGCGTCAAAGACTATTGTCAAGTGAATGGTATCGATCATTTTCTGCAAGACTATCCTCTGCTACGCATTTCCCCTGATCCTTTCATGAGCAACCGAAGTAAGGAGGCAACTGCCAAGCACGGTGGGTTCCTGCCTATCTACGAGAAAGAGAATGCATTCAACTATTTAAATGAATACGACGAGATCGCGGTGATCGATGCTGACGTGTATATCAGACAGGGTGCAGCAAATATATTTGAATCGATGGGTGACGGTGCGTTTGGTGCCGTGGTTGAGCGAGAGATGCCATTGACCCAGCAATACCTTGAGAAGATTGTCAATTATTCTCGTATGCAATTTACTCCATTACAAGACGTGGACTGGAAGTGGAAACGCACAGGTGCACACTTTGCTAACATGGGTGTGATGGTGTTCAACAAGAAACTAGAACCCTATCTCATGGGACAGGACGCAAAAGCATTTCTCAATCGATACGAGTTCAAGCGATTCATTGATGGTATCGGTGCGTGGAAGTGGAGCACAGATCAGGTGCTGCTCAACTACTGGATCAAGAAGAACAAGATTCCGTTCACCTCACTGCCGTGGAAGTTTAACGGGTTGTTCACTGCTAACCGTGACATAAACGCATGCGACTTTGTTCACTTCTTCTTGAAGGACAAACTACCGCACAAGGGAGAGGATGTAGCAGGATTGCTGCAGATGATATGAAAGCAGTTATCTTTGACCTCGATGGCGTACTCATCGATGCAAAAGACATTCACTACAGGTGTCTCAATGAGGCACTTGGACCAGAGTATGCGATATCATACGAAGACCATCGTAACATCTATGATGGACACAAGACCCAAGACAAACTTGAGATGCTCACAGAACGTGTGGGATTACCAAGAGAACTGCACTCGTCTATCAATGCTAAGAAACAGAAACTTACAGAAATAGCACTAAAAACAGAACTGAAACCCAAACAGCATATCATTGATCTGATGGAGGAATTGAAGCGTCAAGGTTATCAGATTTCGATATGTTCTAATAGTATATCCGCCACACTATGGACAGCGGTGGAACTGACAGGACTAAAAAAATATATCTCGTGGGGATACAGCAATTGCAGCGTAGACAAAAGCAAACCCTACCCATATTTGTATTGGGCTTGCATGATGAAGATGGGTGTGCTACCAGATAACACGTGGATCATCGAAGACAGTCCACCCGGATTGTTAGCAGCAAACAGATCAGGTGCTAACGTCATACGAGTCACATCACCAGAGGACGTGACAATTGATAACATCATTCCTAAGTTAGGACAGAAAGAGAAAAAAATTATGTGGAGTTCAGAGAAACTAAATGTGTTGATACCCATGGCAGGAGCAGGTACTCGCTTCTCTCAGGCAGGATACACGTTTCCAAAACCTTTGATTGATGTCAAAGGCAAACCCATGATTCAGGTGGTGGTTGAGAACCTGAACATCGATGCCAACTATATTTACGTGGTGCAGAAAGAACACCGTGAACGATTCCACCTTGATAACATGTTGCCGCTGATCTCACCTGATGGCAACGACTGCAAAGTGGTGGAAGTGGATGAACTGACGCAGGGAGCAGCATGCACTGCCCTGCTTGCTAAGGAGTATATCAACAACGATGATCCGCTATTCTTCGCAAACAGTGATCAGTGGGTAGATTGGGATCCTGTGCAGTTCATGTATGATATGCAGGAGTCTGATGCTGATGGTGGTATCGTGATATTCAAGTCAACGCATCCCAAGTGGTCGTTTGCTGCAGTGTCTCCAAAAACTGGACTGGTCACAGAGGTAGCAGAAAAGAATCCTATCAGCGATTGTGCTACCGTGGGATTCTACTACTGGAAGCACGGGTCTGACTTTGTCAAATATGCAGAGCAGATGATCGAGGATGACGTGCGGGTCAATGGTGAGTTTTATGTGTGTCCCGTGTTCAATCATGCTATCAAAGATGGTAAGCGAGTGAAGACTAGCATAGCAAAAGGAATGTGGGGACTGGGTACACCAGAGGACTTAGAGATCTTTATACGTGAAAAAGAACTGCCAGTGTAACTATTGTGTAAACACCGGAGGATACCCTCACGTTTTTGAAGTCCCGAATCGTGAATGGTTGTGGGTTGACATTCCTAAAAATGCATCATATGTTATTAAACAAAATTACAGGGTTCAATTTTTGACAAGAGCAGTAACCGCTTGTTCCATGCCGAACGCGCTAACCCTGCAGCAAGTAGAAGAGATTGACAAACCAGTATATTTCATATACAGAGACCCAGTCGAGAGATTTATATCGACGTTCTGTTATTATTTCGTCCCCGGTAATCATGACGCATATATGGGTGTTGATTGGTTAGGGGTCACTCGATGGCAAAGACCCGCTCAATGGAAATTAGAGTTCTTATTTGACAACCTAGATACATTACCGGAAATACAAATGTACCATCACTGGTTACCACAGTCTCATTTCGTTGGTGACTGGAACATGAGAAAACTGGTATTTAAACAGCACAGACTGCACGACTATTTTGATATGAAAATCATGTATGCCAATGAGACACGCAAAGCAGGATTCACACTGAACGAGAATCAAATAGCAAAGGTCAAAGAGATCTATGCAGATGACTACAAACTTGACATGATAGAAGAGGTATAGTATGATAGTTTATTGTGTATATACAGCACAAGATAACGAGTCGATCAAAGGAATGAACCGATGTCGCAACTCAGCAAGAAAATATGACATCGACTTTCAACCGTGGGTAGGAGTATACTTTAAGAACCTGAAAGAGAAACACGAAGAACTGGGCATACGTGCGAAATACAAACCTGTTCCCGGTGGTAGCACCAGTTTCGATCAGAAGTACGCACCACAGTCACGTGTAGCAAACGGAACAACTCATTATGAATTGTATCTACGTGCAGCGAGACTGAACACTCCTATCGCTATCGTTGAGCATGACGCAATATTTCAGGCACCACTGCCCGAAGTGTTGCCAGAGAACATAAACGATTCCATCGTGCAGATCTCGTCACACAACGAGAAACAGATGACAGTGGAACTGCTTGAGACGTGTGGACGTGCGAACAAGATGCGCAAGTATGGTAAGACACAAAAACCATATCGTGATTGGTCCGAAGAGATAGGAGTCATCCCGCATCCACTATCAGGGACGAACGGCACGAGTGGATATATCATTGGTCCGGGTGCTGCGCAGAAAATGGTTGACTACATAAAGGCAGACGGTGTGGGGTTTGCCGACAGATTGAGAGAAGAACACATAGGCGAGGGCAACTTGTATTTACAGGTACCACAGTGTGTGGTTTGTCCGCATGACATAAGATCAACGAGGTTATACTAATGAGTGAATTGCTTGAGATATTTGATAAAAATGGTTGTGACAAGGGGACAACGGGGCAATACGCACACCTCTATCACACAGTTTACGAACCCGCATTCGAACCCTTTCGTAACGATCCTATCAATATCCTTGAAGTCGGCATTTGGAAAGGCACGAGTCATCAGTCATGGGTAGATTATTTTCCTAACGCACAAGTCTATGGTATCGACGTGTTCACGCGAATGAAAGAGAGTGATGTTCCAGTTCTTCAGCACGAACGTGTTCACCATCTCAAGGCAGACAGTACCTCGTATGCTCTGCCCATGCTGGTAGAACAGGCATTCGGTAAAGACATTCAATTTGATTTCATCATCGATGATGGTCTGCACACACCCGAAGCAAATGCGATGACGTTCAAGCACCTGATTCGATTCCTCAAACCTACAGGCAGATTCTTCATCGAGGACGTGTGGGCACTGGACAAACTCACTACCGAAGAAAGTAAGCACCCTTGGATCCAGAAACCAGAATACAGCATGCTTGAATATAACAAATTCATTGCAGCATTAGAAGGATATGCAGTCAAACGTCACGATCTCCGCAAGATAAGCAAGATCACTAACAGTTACATATTCGAAGTTAGGAAAGTATGAGAGCAAAAATAATTGTCCTCAGCATGAATGCTGAATCGTTCAAACATGCTGATGCATGTAACAACTCGTCTATCACAGTCGAGAACAACTTTCAGATCGAAAGGTTTCTAGCGTCCGAACCCAAAGACGTTGACAAACAAATGAGCGAGTTTGGTATCAAGTGGAATTACCCTTGGAACGGTGAGCAAGTCACCGACTTTGCATCAGGCATGGTGAAGACAGGATACCAGACTGCAGAACCCAAGAAAAGAATCGCTTGCTTTCTCTCTCACTATCGACTGTGGAGAGAGTGTGCTGAGAATGATGAACCGTATCTGATACTAGAGCATGACGCAATATTCACACGCAAACTCGACGTGAAGTTACTCAACTCTTCTCCCGTGTCGATCATATCAATCAATCAACCGCAACCCGGTGCAACACCACAAGCATTAAAATATGAGCAGGCAGTGGTCAAGTATGGTGGACAAAAAGGATCTCGAATCGTACCCGTGCCTCTTATAAACACGTGGAACGTTCCCCAAGGATTGCCGGGCAACTCTGCATACTGGATGAAACCAAAGGGAGCACAGATTATGATCGACTTGGTTGATAAATATGGTGCATGGCCAAACGATGCCATCATGTGTAAACAACTAGTAGGACATAATAACCTTGGGTGTTTGTATCCGTTTTCTACTCGTGTTCAATCAACTTTATCGACGACAACTCTATGAGAAATTTTGTAATCGCAATCCCTCACATGGCAGCATCGATGTCAGCAGCAGAACGCTGCATGAAATCTGGTGCCAAATATGATATGAAAATAGAACCGTGGGCGGCAACAACTCCGAAGGATGACGTTCTAGCGATGTTCGAAGCACGTGGTATCAATCCACACTATTTCAACGAACAAGGCAACTCATATATTGCCAACTGCATGTCCGCATTTATGTCACACTATCGCATTTGGGAATGGTGTGACTCAAACGAGGAAGAGGTCACCATCTTCGAGCACGATGCTGTGCTGATCGACAGGATACCAACTGTACCCTATGATGCAGCAATTACGTTTGGTCAACCCAGTTATGGCAACTGGAAACAACCGACGAACATCGGTGTTGGTCCTCTCACACATAAAAACTATTTTGGTGGTGCGCATGCCTATCGTATCAAACCCAAGGCAGCACGAGCATTCATCTATCAAGCGACAATAGCAGAACTCGCAGGACCCACGGACGTATTCATCAACAAAGACTGGTTTCCATGGTTGCAAGAGTATTACCCATGGCCAGTCATAGCACAAGATGCGTTCACCACGATTCAACGTGAGGGTGGATGCAGAGCAAAGCACAATTGGGATCCCGACAAATATGGCATATATCAAGTCCAATGAGATATTCATCACCGGATGCGACTCAAAATGTGAGTGGCAACTTCAGTGGTTTCTAAAGCGATATCGTAAGCACAACGACACTCCCATTGCATTTTGTGATTTTGGTGTCTCATACGAAACCAGACTCTGGGCACAATCTGCATTTGATGAGGTCTATGAAATACCCATTCAGCACAATGCTGGGTGGTTCTACAAACCTCGTGCGATTCGACATGCACCTGCCAAAACCAAAGTATGGTTGGACACAGACATCGAGGTGCTAGGTGATCTGAGCGGCATTTTCACCCTGCTTCAACCAGAGCAACTCAATATGTGTCAAGATCGCCCTTGGATCAAGCGTCGAGGTGAGATGTGGCACAACTCTGGCACGGTGGGTGTAATTGGTACACCACAAATTCTGATTGACTGGGAGCATCGATGCGTGAATCATGCCAAGCAGGGAGATCAGGAGGTGCTGCACGAGATGCTTCAAAACGACATCTTAAGACTAAAATATATAAACACACTCCCGCAGAAATACAACTGGTTGCGTATTCAGTTGCTTGACGGTGAGGACATGGATGGTAAATTGTGCATGCATTGGACAGGCATGAAAGGCAATATGGAAATAGAGAAGCAGATTTATAATGACCAATAAAGTGATACACGTTTTAGGCAACGGTGACAAGGCAGCATACTATCAGGAGCAACCGCGTCACGGTATGAAATTACTTTGTAATATGCCACCCTTCGAAGTGCCAGCAAAAGAGGTCTATGCAACTTGCATGGTAGATTTCAAAATGATGGCAGCACTCACCGAAGGATCGATCAACATTGATCAATATATGTGGGTGCTGGGCACTCGTCCTCGAATTTGGATGTATGAGCGATCTGCATTTTATATGAAATATGCACCCAACATCAAAGAATTTTACACTCACGTGCCTGACTATGCTGGCAACGCGACCAACTTTAATTGTGGACACATGGCAGTGCATTATGCCTGTGCCAAGCATCGTGCAGACGAGGTACACCTGTATGGATTCGACACTATATTTGACTTCAATATGCGTTCTATTACGGACCTCTACCTATCCAGTGATCGGACTGATGTGAACAACTATCGATTGCTCAACAACTGGAGACCCGTATGGAGAGACATTTTTCGAGAGTTTCCAAAGACTGAGTTCATATTTCATCACAATCATTCAGATTTCAAGATTCCGAAGCTTGACAACATGCGCGTGGTAGTGTATGATAAACCTTTAAGTAAAGCACAAGAGCGTAAAGATGAATCCGATATCTCAGATGGTCGAGGCATGGATATACAACGGGTCACACCCCGTGTTTGAGCATGCCCAATGGTTTGTTTTAGACTACGAAGATCTCGATACCACCGAAATCAATGGCAAACGACAATATATAACACCGGAAGGTGACAGTTATCCATCTGTCACCACAGTATTATCAATTTTATCAGAAGAATCAATTGCGAAATGGAAAGCAAGGGTTGGTGAAGAT